AGTGGCAGTAGCGCCGAATATGGCGTCCTCTGGGCGGGGCGGGGCCGGTGGCTTTGGAGCCGAGCCACCCCCGCCCCCCTTGTAACAACGCGTAGCAGCGTTAACGTTAAAGCGTTCAAAGCAAAAAAAAGAGATGTCGTGATATGGATCACTCATAACTTGCCGACTAACTTGTCAAACGAATACATCTTGAGGACATTCTTACGCTCAAATGAGACGTATGGCAAGCGGAAAGGTATGAATTGCAATGCCTCCCTCATATCGCCTGAAAGCAGCCAGATATGCCAGCAATCCGGCTCGTCTGGGGGATTGAAGGACGGATCGAGGATTTGCTCTGCGGACCAGGCCCAATAACAAACCGGCCTGCCCATGGCGAAGAAGCGCGGCGAGGAGATGACCCAGCCGTGCTGAAAGTGGAGCGCCAGATCCTCCTTGAAGGACCGGGCGCACCACTCGTTGCGGTAAACGTCAGCGGCTTTCTCGAATGGGGTCACGGCCTTGGACGATTCCTGCCACGCGACACCCGAACTGGAGCGTCCACAACCGTGGTCGCCGTGTTCGTGGCGGACTTGATTCGCATGAAGACGTTCCGCCCCACAGCGTCCCGGCTGATGAAGGCCCACCCCGCAGCGCCATAGGCATTGAAGGTCGATTCGATTTGGTCGCTGGTCATGTCGGATGTGGGCGACCAGATTTTGTATTCGTATTTCATCGCGTATTAAATTTGAAACCGCGCAAAGAAGATTCAATCTTGGCAAGCACCTGATTGTTGTCTGGCTGACCAAAATCGTTAAAGAACTGAACACTGTTATGAAGATGATCTGCAATGCGCTCGATTTGAGATTCCGTTAATTGCTTGGGCTTTGGTTTGGTTTTAGTTTTCATGTTTACAGGTAGGAAACCGTATCCTTCTGCCTTGGTGGAAGCTCAACCTTGCGGAACGACTTCTGGATGTTCCAGGCCAGCACCCGCATACAATCCGCGAAGTGCGAAGTCCAGTCGTGGAGCGGGGTGTCTTTGTAGATGAGCATGTCCTGACCTACGCCGGTTTGTTGTAGTTTTTCTGGCAGCAGTTCTTTGCGGTAACTTGACAGGGCCTCAATTAAGCGAGAGCACTTGGTTTTGTCAATCCACAATCGAGGGAAAATGTTTCGGACCTGTTCGATGCCATCGAGTTTTGATTTGGGCTGAGGGGTTACGCGGAACTTGATGCCGAGCGAACGCGCAACGTCCCAGACTGATTTGCCACCGGCTGCGAGACTTTTCAGGTTCAAATCCCAAGGCCCGTAGTGTTCGCCATACGCATACTCCCGCTCCTTTAGAATTCTTGCATAATGGGACATTTCCTCCCCGGATGCTGCGTAGTGATCTATAACACGAATCTCGTTCGCCACGATTTGGAAGAAGGCAATTACAGTGAAGTCCGCAAAGCCGATGTCCCACGCGGTATGCACGACAGCCTTTGGCTCGTACGGAACTGATGTGATTCGACCGTCCTTGTGCGCCTTAGTAATTTCCGAAACGTAATATGCGCCTTGCAACGGAATTTCCGGGTCGTTGTAAAACTCCTGACGAATAAGCTGCTCGCTCATGCCGGATAGTTTTTCCTCCTCAAGGTCGGCAATAGTCAACGCGCCAGTGTCCTCAATGGTCTGGTTGACGTAAAGGTAGTTCGGGTTTGATGTTTGCAGCCGCGCATAATCCTGAGCAATTTTATAGGCGTGGTTCTTGCCGCGAATGGTTGTGATGATTAAGCACCAACCTTTGTTCTCGCGAAGAATCGGGCGGATGTAATCCCACACAGCGGGATCGGTGATTGCGTATTCAGACAGCGTGACTCCGATTGGATTGGTTCCAACGTGACGGTCGATGTCGTCGCCGCCGATACACTGCAAGATGCTCCCGTTGCGAAAATGCACTCGCATCTCATTCTCATTTTTCCTGTCAATCAACTCTTCCGGTATATGATCCATCAACCGGATGTTGTTATTTGAATCAATTCCGTTCCAAACAACGGCGCGTGATTGCCGACAGAACGGGAGGCAGTGCCAATACGTACCAACTTTCAGTTGTGACAAAGTTACTGCCAAATTCAACGCAAGAAGGTCTTTTCCCCACCTGCGGTGCGCAATAACAACAGCGCGTTTCTTTTCAGGGTTTGGAACAAAGTGATTCCACAATGCCTGCTGGTATAAGCGCGGGGTGTATCTGTGAGGCAATTCAATATCAGGCATTCAGCCCCCAATCCTTGTGCCTTGGATGCTTCTCAATTGCTGTCATGTTTGTCTTCGATTTGTCGCACAATCTCAGGCGTGGCGTCAACCACCGCTCCACCACCACCTTCCAATTCACCAAACTTCTTGACCGTTACCCTCAGGGTGTAATCCTTCGATTCCTTGATTTCGGAACTCTTTAGTACAGGTCTTGTGTACCGGCAAAGCTTGTCACATGCGTCTATTTTGTCCTTAACCGGAAGAACCAGCCATTGCTTTCCGTTTTCGTCCTCAACTAAATCGTACCTTGCCAGCATTGGTCCTAGAATCTTTACGTCCGATACGGTTGGCACGGGAATCCTGCCCTTAACCGCGACAATGATCTCTTCATACGGATCGAACTTATGCTTTTCGCAAAGCTCCCGCGCAGAGGTTTGACTGATGTTTACCGGCTTACGACGGATCGCCATGGCATTTCTTGCAAAGCATTTGTTTTCCAGTCCAAATTAACTCCCGTATAGGAAATGGCCCTTTATGGCAAAGGTCGCACTCTTCCAAAACAGATTCTTCAGGAATTCCAATCAATGGAACCTCAAATCCGTCTCGTATAACCGTTGCATGTTTGCGCATGTTTGTTGGGCGTTAACGAGTAACGCATTTTTTCTAAAATAAAGGTTGCGCGGGGGAAAGCAAGTGGTAAGTTCAGGGCGCGAAACAGATGAACCGCACAATTACAATTTGCCCGATTGGAACAACTAGACCAGCCCTAGCCAATCCTATCCTGTTTCGCACCTCGATTGACGGTGGGCGGCTGTTTTCACTTTTATCCGACAAGAGCCGTCATTCTGGAACACCAGAGCGGAGCAAAGCGGATTCAGCGCAATGGTTATATTCCATTGCACAACACAAAGCAAACAGGTGCGGTTACCATCGTGAAAACACATGCACCAAGACCGTCAAAAGCGGACGCGCAAACACAATATGTGGGGATACTACGGTAGCACGAGTCCCTTGAGCGCGTTCCTGCCGTAAGGCAGGCCGTTGTAAACTGAACACTTAATTCAGTCCGACAGGCACCAAAATAAGCGACCCGCGTAACTGTTTGCGGTGGCATAGGGCAGGCACTTTCGAGCTAGGCTGATTCATGGCCGATGCGACGCTGAAGAAGGTGTTCTGTAGCCGATTAGCAAAACAAACAAGTAGTTTGTTTAAGGTGCGCCGTTGCTTTGAATCCTTATTCGTCCGACAGGCTTTGAACGAAGCGAATCGTACTCGATAAATAACTGAACGATCTTTGAACGAAACCAAAACACCCGCTGTCTGATTCGGTGCGGGACAAAATGATTATGAAAACTACACAAGAAAAAATCGACGTTATGCAGGCACAAATCGCCGTGATGCAGGCGCTTGCTAACGGTGAAGACATTGAATGCCAGATTTCCCCAAATGGAACCTGGGATTTATGGCGGATTGAAACAGAGCCATCGTGGGATTGGAGTAAATTCAACTACCGTATCGCACGTAAACCCAAGCTTCGCCCGTGGAAGCCGGAAGAAGTTCCGGTTGGTGGCGTATTAAAGAAAAAAAACACATCCTTTGTATATCATTACAATGTGGACCTGAATAATGGTGTTACTTGGTTCACTTCACCAAGCGGGGAAACAAGAATACTTTCGATAGGCGAGCTTGTTGATTCGTTTGTGGTGTCAACCGACCACGGAAAAACCTGGCTCCCGTGCGGAGTGATGGAGTGATTATGACCAAAGAAGAACAAACCATCTGGTTCAATTACGCCCTGTCCGATGCGAAGCTGGCCAATTCGGTTGATGAGCTGGCCATTGGGTGGATGCGATACAAGGCGCTCAGGGCGTTGACGCCACGCGAGTTTTCGGTTTTGACCCAGCGCAACCTGGCCGGGGAACGGTTCGATGACATGGTTGATGCAATGGTGGCGGATCTGGGAAGGTGAAATATGCAATTTACCAAAACACCACAAGAAAAGGCGGAAGAATTGGTTTGCTATGCCGAGAACTTAATCGCACAGCGCAGGCCAAACTACAACAACCTCCCAATCATGGACAGAGAAGTTGCGAAGGCTATTATTCTAACTGAAATCCCCCTCGCCGAACTCATCGCAGTTGCAAGGGCGGCGGCGAGAATTGGCGGAGAACGAATTGAGTTTGAAGGCTCAGAACATTACGCAGTTGTGATTGAAGAAGTTGACGAGCTTGATAACGCACTCCAAGCCCTTCGCGCAACGGGAAAGGTGGAGTTGTGAAATTGGACAACGAATCAAAGATTGCGTTTTGCAACACAATGGAAGCGATGAAGGTCCACTGTATCGGCTGCAAAGATTGTGACCTGTATTTGCGATGGGGCGATGGCGATTTGTGCGATAAAGGAAAAGAGATAATCACAATGAGCCTTGCCTATATGAACGCCAACCCGGAGATGAAATGACCCCACTAACAGACCGAGAAATCGAAGAGTTGCGGATTTGTATAGCAACGGAGATGGGGCGGGATATAGAAAACTACGACCCCGAAGGATATGAGACGCTTTATTGGCGATTGCGCAAGCCAGACAATTCGATCCGCGAGCATGGATGCACCGGCGAAAGTTGGTCGCGCAACATGTTCGGGCATATGGTCCCTCCCTACACCACCAGCATCGACGCAATCCAAGCGGCATGTTTGGAGAGGTTTAAGGGGGAAGCGGCTTACACGCTTAACTATCAGCTTTCCATCTGTTCAATGGATCCTCCGCGTTGTGTCTGGCAACTAACCGCCCTCGACTGGTGCATTGCCTTCGCGAGAGCGGTGAAGATTTGGAGGTTTAAGGAATGAAACAAAACACAATAATGATGTTCATCAACATGTTCGTTTTCGGAATGAACATATTGCTAACGGCCAGTGGCAAATCATCAGCATTCAGCGAATGCCTCGCGTGGGCGATAGCCGCATTTTGGTGCTTCATGTATCTCTACGAAGTGAGATGCCAACTGGAGGATGAGGAATGATCAAGTCCGCCCTGGAGCTGCTCGTTGACGACCTCGTTGCCCAGGTCGCCGAGCTTAAAGCCTATATCGAATCAACCAAGGAAAAGCCGTCCCGGTTAAAGCGGCCCAGTCTGGAGGACATCAAGTCGGAAGGAATCAAGACCGGGCTGCCTGCGCTGGATTGCGAATCCTTCTACAACTACTACGAGGCGAACGGCTGGAAGGTCGGGCGCAATCCGATGAAGAACTGGAAGGCTGCCATGGCCAATTGGAAACGCAACTCGGGCCAGTACCAACAGACCAACAGACCAGTTAAGGAGCGACCTAAATCAACTTGGGAGCTTACACAACAATTGAACACAATCGTTGAGGAGATGTCTCAGTTAAAGTCCTATGGCGGCTTTACCGATGCGTTCGGATTCCATTGGTCGGACGAGGCGAAAAGATTAAAGTTCCAGCAGTTAAAGATTGCAAGGGACGGATTAAAAAGTAAGATTATCGAAACATGAAAAAACGATACCAACGAAGACCCGCCAGCGAATACCGCTGCCTGTGTGGCAATCAAGCCGTGAAATGGTCGAACGGATTTGCCTGCCAGCGATGCATCGACATCGAATCCAACAAGGCGTTTGGCCGCGAGTTCTGCGGGGTCAGGCCAACACACGAAACCCAATGGGCGACTGAGACTGTATGAAAATAAGAATATACGTGGACGAAACGTCGTTGTATTTCTTTAACAAAATAGACCCGGCCCACCCAATCGCAATAGACGCTCCTGATAGCGTCGTGGAAAAATGGAACGCGGCGCCGGCGGTGTTCGACGAAATGCAATCAGAGATGGGAGCCTATTACAGGCAATATAAAAACAAATGACTAAACCACTGTTTGAAGAACGAGCCGACCGGACGCTAGATAAGGTCAGGGCCGTATATGCGCAGCGCGGGGGCGAGTATGCTGATACGTGGCGCACCTGCCGGTTCCTGGCCATGAAGGCAGTGTCCATGAAGCTCAACCTTGAGATTCGGGACGAATACCTAAGGGCATTGGCCACTGCGGCCTTTGTTGATATGAAATACGAGCGGCTGGGCGGCGGGTTCAAGGACGATTCGATCATTGACGGGATCGCCTATGGGGCGTTTCTGGTGGATGAGATGGATGAGGCTTGCCGGAAGGATGTTCCCGAAACCAATTTCGGGAACATCAAGAAACCGGAACAGCGGTATCGGATGCTTGATGATGGGGAGCCTGTCATGGATGGAGATGAAGTCCTGCTTGCAGACATAGGAAAAAAAGAATGGCTTGAAGCAAAGCCATATGGGTGCGCGGTTAAAGGATTCTACCGCCGCCCCATCAACCCACAGGAGAATGCTGTTAAATGAGCAACTGGACACGATTCATGGCCGGGTTTGACGTTCACGGCGACCAGCAGAGCAAACCGGCCTGCGAGGTGTTCTTCAAGTTCATGAAGGACTGGAAGCCCGAGATCCGCGTGATGGGCGGTGACCTGTTCGACTTTCGCCCGCTTCGTCGCAAGGCGAGTGAAGATGAGAAGCGCGAGTCGATGCGGGAGGACTTTGAGGCGGGGATGGAGTTCCTGAAAAGGATGAGGCCGACGACGTATCTACTTGGAAATCATGAGGTTAGGCTGTTTAACCTAGCCGAGTCTGATAATGGAGTGATATCCGACTACGCTTACCAAGGCGTCAAAGACATTGAAACGGTCTGCGATTCAATGAAGTGCCGAATACTGCCATACCACAAGCGAAAAGGCGTTCTCGATATTGGTAAGCTTCGTGTCATCCACGGCTTCCATTGCGGGGTCTATGCAGCCCGACAAGCCGCGATGGTCTATGGCAGCGTCCTGTTTGGCCACGTCCACACTATTGACCTGTATAGCCTGCCTGGCTTTGAGAGGCGCGTAGCGAGGGCTTGTGGGTGTCTGTGCTCTCTGGACATGGAGTATTCTTCCATGAACCCGTCAACGCTGCGCCAGGCAAACGGGTTCGCCTATGGTGTGGTTAACAAAAAGACCGGCATGTGGCACGCATGGGTTGCCGAGTGCATTAACGGGGAGTGGTTGATTCCAAGCGATTTGACTAAATATGAGTAACCAGCAAGAAGCAAATAGGCTTTATTACGAGAAGAACAAGGGGCGCCTAAAGGAAAATGCGCGGGAGCGATATCATAAAAACCCGGATGCCGCCAAGGAAAGGAATCGCATCTGGTATCGCGAAAACAGGCTAGCTAAGGCCGAGTCTACAAAGTTGTGGAGGTCTAACAATCGCAGTGTTGTCAATAGGCTTAATCAAGCCAGCCTGAAAAGGCAGATCGCCAGAAGCCCAGGCTTCAAAGCGAGAAAGATGTGGAGGACAAAGGCGTGGCGAATGTTCACCAAGTCAGTTGGAGGCGCAAAAGTTATTTCTGTCCTTGGCTGTTCCGCTGAACAATTCAGGAACCATATCTATTCTCAGCTTCACAGCGGAATGACCCAAGAGAACTACGCTGAACTGTGGGAGCTTGACCATATCGAGCCTTGCTACAAGTTTGATTGCACCAAAGAAGACCAGCTTCGGGCCTGTTTCCACTATACCAATTACAGGCCAAGGCTTAAAACCGAAAACCAATGGCATCCGAATCAAAAACATGAAACCAAATAAACCAAACAATGACTGGCTGGCCGCGCTGGAGAAGGTCATTGGCAGCACATCCAGCAAGCCCGGCCCAGAATGGAAGACCCGAAGGCAGCTTGAGGCAGAGCTTGGAGTTGGAAGGCGGACTATTGAGAACGCGCTAAGGGGTCTGGTTGAAAGCGGCAGGGCTGATGTTAAGAAGTTTACCATGGGCGAGATCGGAAGCAGGCGGGTAATCCCACACTACCGGCTTAAATGAAGCTCTACATGGCCTTCCACCGTGAATCACCATACAGCCCGTTCTGGATCGTAACGCTCGGACTCAAGCGCACCAAGCGAACCTGGGTAATCTGTGGGAGCTTTTGTGACAACTAACCCCATTACAAAAATAAATCACACTTTAGCGTTGACGGAATTGACCTAATCTGATTAAAATCGGTGTACTGAAAGGTACGAACCAACCCCGCTCCACCATCCAATCCGGTACAAACCAAACAAGGTTTGCCCGGATTTTCCTTTTTTGGTATATGGAACGAATGCGTAACTGGTTGATGCGAGACGAGTTGAATTGAAAGTCCAGGATTTTAATTTTGAACCGGTTGATAGCAGTGACTAACACAATGACCTGGTCTTCCCCTCCCTGGCCCACCTTCCGATTCGTTCGAAATCGATGCGAAAAGAGGCGAATTCAGGGCGAAGTGAACATATCAGGTATTGTGCGAAGTAATTTGATGCGATGCGAACAGGCTTGAACCGTAGGTTGAGAGCTGGTTTGGGTGTGGTAGGGAGTAAACGAACAGCAATACAAGCCAGATTCAGTTCAGTCTCGTTACGCTACAGGTTAGGACATGGCTAGGCTGTTCACGATACGATTCGCTGTGTTACTGATTGATTTGTTCGACTATTCATGTCATGGTCAGAAACCAGGTTTCGTACCTATATCACATATGGACGCTAATACAACGGTGAGTAATGCGGGAAAATCACGCATAGACCTAACAGATGAGGAGAGGGCAGTCTTGTCCAAGTTCTTCCGACGTCATGGCACTGGGTTTAGAACCAAGACTTGGCAACAGCGGTCTGATACTGAAAAGCTGTTGGCGGATGCTAAGTGGGCTGTTAGGCGTGCTAAGTACGGTCCAACAGGGCGCAAGCCACAGGATTACAGAGCTTGGCGTGACGCTAGGGGATTGCCGAGGGTGGAGGCTACGTTTGAGGACAACGAAAAACCCTAGCGTGTTAGGCTAGGGTGTAGTGGCGGAATAGTGGGTAGTGAAGGCTATTCAGTCCCGTTTAAAGCTTTTTCGACAGCCTCACAAGCGGCCCTGTTTGTCGGGTACTCTAAATCCTCTAAGTAGCTATAAGCTACAGCAACTGCCCTCGCGAGACGGGGAATAGAGGAGATCGCCGCCGCTTCCTTGTCCATTCCAACCGAATGGCAGTAAGCCACTATTGACCGCATATTCTCGTCAAACTTTTCTTGCGCAGTCATATTCGTATCGGTTAATGTTCACTTCGCATCGGCCAGCAATGCGCGGGCAGTGTCTAGCAGCTGCGGATAGTATTCGCCGGTATTGGTTAACTGCCCGCGATACAGGTGCTCCAACGGGGTCAAAGCCTCCCGTAACCTAATCACCTCAGCCAGCAATTCGGGCACGAGCGCAATGGCGGTGGCGTTGGCCTCTGTTGGCGGCAAGTCCTGTTCGTACTTGTTGATCTTGGTTTTGCTTTCCTTCAATTGCATATAAGCCTTGGCGATTTCGTCGGCGAACTCTTCCCCGTCCTTGCGAAAGATATTGAATCCGTCTATTCCGCGCTTATACTTCCACTCCCCTTGCGTAATGCTCCGCTGTAGTTCGATTAGTTGTTGTGTCGTTTTCATTGTCGTTTTTCTTTCGTTTCGGTTGTTGTTTTCTCTGCTAACGAGGCGACTATTGCATTGCGCTCTCATCCCGTCAACACTCAATTGAAAAATAATTCGGAAATAATTCGCACTTGGCTATTGACACAATCAATTCGTGTCGATATTGTCCCGTCGACGGTAGCAGTGCAAACGCAAACTAAACCTGTAAAGCCTATGCAAACCCTCACCTTTCAAATCATAATCGTTCAAATCACGTCCCACACTTGGGAATGGAGCATCCGCGCCGGTGACGAAGTTCTGGCGGGCGGCTATTGCCGGACCAAGCGTGACGCGATGAATGATGCTGGGAAGGTATTTTCCAAACTCGAACTAAACTAACCATCAAACTAAATAAACCTATGACTACCATACCCACACAATACGAATACGAAACCAATGAGCGCGCCAGGTTCAATTCGGACTTGCGCAATGTCGAATCTGCCCCACTTGCGCATCGCAAGGAAGGAATGAAAGACTTTGCCGAGTCGCTAACGGTTGACTTTCGCATGGCTGAGCGCGCTGAATGGATTCTTAACGGAAGCTACGGCTTTGGCTGTTACCTAGTCGCCAAGGAAGTAGCAGAGAATAAGCGCATGAACCGCGCAGCCTGGTTTGGCCAAGTTATCGCCGCGCTCGATCATAACTGTCCAGCCGATATGGCGCGCAAGGCTTTCCTTGCCTTACCCAAGGAGCAACAAGTCAAAATCAACGCGGAGATAATCAAGGCAATTGACGACTTCTTCGCCTAGCCTAAGCCCTCATTTCGCCCCGTTTCGGTTCGCACCGTGACGGGGCCATAATGGGCGCAAGGTGCGGCCAGGATAAACACTAAACTGAAATCATACCATGACAACACTACCTAAAGCCTTTTGCGGATATAACCAAGAGGCGCGAGCTTACGTTCCTTACAGCGGCAACCTCACAAAGGACAAAGAGGCTAAAGCGTCCGACATTCTTCGCAATGCTGGATTTCGGCCCGGGTGGAAGTGCTCCAATGTTGAAATTCAACCGCCTCACTCAACTGGATTCTCTGTTTACAAAGAGGACGGCGCGGGCGGGATGACTATTGTGAAAGTGTTCGCTTCGATTTAACCTAAACCGAAATCATACCTTAACGCTATGGGCAGCAAGCCTAAACGAAATATCGGTTGCGCATCACACGATCCTTTTGAGCGTGACTACTCCCTCGAATATCAACGCACACTCCACCGCCACCGTCCAGAATGTCCGCATTGCCGGATTTGGATGATCGGTTGCTTGACAATGACGGCACTTTGCATAATCATCGCAGTGTTGAGCCGGTAAAAAACCTAAACTGAAATCATACCATGAACACAATTCGAGAAAATTGCAATGCGGTCGGATCGTCAGCCTATTTCGGCGAAAATGGAGACTGGCTAATTGCCTGTTCAATTCATCGGGAGTCGGATTGCCTTTCCCGATCCAATTTCGACACGTTCAAAAAGTCACTTGAATCGTTGCCTGAGGTTAAGAATTGGCAAGGCGAATTCGCGCCAGTGACTATCGAGCGATTCAGCCATTGGGCGGTGGGTTGGATTGATTATTTAATCATCGATCCTGAGTGCATGCCTGCCGTTGCCCTGGCCGATTCATTACTTGAAAAGCTGGACAGCTATCCCGTGCTGAATGAGGATGATTTCAGCGCAAAGGAACAGGAAGAGGTGGAAGTATTTTGGCGCGATTGCTACAGTTCAAAAGAGCGGATTGCATACGTGCGCAAGTTTCGCAATCAATTCGAGTTTCAAAACATGCAAGACATGTTAAGGTGCATTCGTGGGCAATATTTCGCTGGATACGCTTCTGAATTGATTCACTAAACTGAAATCAGACCGCGACAATTAACCAATAACACCGCTATGGACAGCAAAGACTACTCCCTCGAATATCAACGCACACTCCACCGCCACCGTCCAGAATGTCCGCATTGTAGAGTGTGGATGATCGGCTGCTTGACAATGACGGCGCTGTGCATAATTATTGCAGTATTGAGCCGGTAAAAACCTAAACTGAAACCCCACCATGACAACCTGGACAATCGAAAAGGTTAACGACCGCTACTTCGTCGTCTCAACCGACGGCGACCGGCTCGAAGCTGGCCATAGCGAGGCCGTTGCGCAGTTCGCCGCGACCACGCTTAACCAGGGCATTGCCGAGACAGAGCCGGGGCGGGTGAATCATAATCCTTTTGGTAAGGGGCGCTGGACACAATAACTTTCACTGAAATCCGCGCTTTCATCGACTGGTGAAACATTAACATAAACTGAAATCATACCATGCCATGCTACAACGAGCAGTCCGCATTCAAATCAGCCCAGCGCCGTTACGATAATCTTTTACCAGAAGATTTTGAACAGCCCGACGACAGACCTGTCAAAAGGTGCAAGACATGCGAAAACTATTTCCGCCAGGACCGCAGAACGCAGCACATTTGCGAGGAATGCGATTCGGCTGGAATCAGGCTTGGCGAAGACTAAACTGAAATCATACCGTGACTCTTTCCGCTCCAGGCATGGCCAACTTGGAGCGGTTCAACCGAAACAGGGCCAGAACAGAAAGTAACTAGTATGAAAATGACCGATGTATACCCGTCCAAGTGGATCAAGGCTGACGACCTTGGCGAAGATGATGTCCAGCTTAAGATTGCTGGCGTCGAAATGGAGGAATTGACCAATGAGAGCGGCAAGAAGGACAGTAAGCCTGCCTGCTCATTCGTTGGCCAGAGCAAGAAACTCATCCTGTCCAAGACCAATTGGACACGTATCGCAGCCCAGCATGGCGAGGATTCGGACGGCTGGATTGGCAAGGTGATTACCTTGTACGCTGAACCCGAAGCCAAGTCCGATTCGGGCTATGCGGCCCGCGTCAAAGTGCCCAAGCCCAAGGCGGCTGGTGGGTTGGCGAAAACAATTGCTGCGCCTGTGGCTGAAGCTTCAGAGGACGGATCTGACGTGCCCTCATAATCAACATCTTCCAAAACATCCCACAACCCGGAGCCGTTTCCTCTACTGCTCGCTCAACCCTCCCTAAGGTGCGGCTCCGGGCTTCTTTTAACCAAACTGAAATCATACCATGAACGTCGAAGACCTTAAAATTGAAACGCTTGTGCGGGGAAATAAAGGCGGCCAGCATTGCGGATTACCGCCAGTAGATATAAGGGTCACTCACGTTCCGTCTGGATTGATTGCGCAGTGCGGATCTGAAAGATCCCAGATGAGAAACAGAAACACCGCAATAGCCATGCTTGAATACGGCCTTTTGGAGATTGGATGGAAATGAAAAACACCTTGCTTTTAATGCCTGTATTTCCAGGTGAGTGCAATGTCTGCGGGAGCAGTGTTCAGCTTACGCACGTTTGCGCAGTGACCGGCATAAAGGTTGGACAGTGTTGCGAAAATGCACTTAAAACTGCCGATGCAGCACTTGATTACATGAGCAGCCGGGGCGGGCCATGTCACCCAGATCACAAACCATGAAAAACCCCTACGATAAAAAGACCCAGCGAGCAGAACTAGCCAGGCAGCAACAGATCAATGACGAGGCAAATCTTGCCCTCTTGATCCAGCAGTTGGAGCCGATGCGGGACAAGGCAACCCGTTACTTTCAGGACTTTGAGATTAAGGGCAAGCGCCGCTGGTGGCTGCTGCCCAATGAAACCCTAGAGGATGGGCTAATGGCGCATCCGACACGTATCGAATATGTGTTGAAGAATCTGGATTGGTTTGTTAAGACCATAACGGAAAGCGAATAAAATATGAAAGAACAACTAAACCTAACAAGTGAAGATGGCCGTTCAATAGTTTACGAAGATAACCCCGAATTCGTAACCGTTGAAAACAAGGTGATTAACAATTCTAGGTGGTCGATAATCCATCGAATTGTAATTCAGAGACAAGCAGACGGAAAGTTTTTCGCGGCCAGATACAGTGTTGGGGCCACTGAAAGCCAAGACGAGCGCCCGTTTGAATACAACAAGCCAGAATTCACGGAGGTTGAAAAGAAGGAAGTTTTAACCGTTGTTTACGAATGACAACCATAAGAACCGACGAACTGTGCGTCACCCCCAAGCTGATGCGTGAACTGCGGTGGGTCGCCAAGGCCCGTCACTATAGCGGCCCAGAGGCGCTTGCAGACGCTTTGCTGACGGCTGCGCTCAAACAGATGTGCCCCGACCTTGAAGCCCGTGGCGAGGCGTATAGCAAGGCTACCTTTGAGGCGTATAACAAGGCGGTTGAGGGGATATGAGGGCGCTTATTGCTTGTGAGTGCTCAGGGCGCGTTCGTGACGCATTCGCTGCTCTCGGGTGGGATGCGTGGTCGTGCGACCTGCTGCCGACTGACGCCCCCGGTAAACACCACCATGGGGACGTGCGCGAGCTACTATCTCAGCAATGGGACATCCTGATTGCCTTCCCGCCATGCACATATCTATGCTCGTCTGGAATGCACTGGACCGTTCGCGGGCTGCGCGATCCTAAGCTGACGGAAGAGGCATTGGAATTTGTGCGCCTGTTGCTCGGTGCGGATTGCGAGCACATCACGCTCGAAAATCCAGTCGGCGCAATCTCAACGCGAATCAGGAAACCCGACCAGATAATCCATCCGTGGCAGTTCGGCCATCCTGAAAGTAAAACAACTTGTCTGTGGCTCAAGAATCTACCCCCACTTACACCGACTCAGATATGCCAAAAGCCAGCAAGCGGGCGATGGGAAAATCAAACTCCAAGCGGACAAAACAAGCTCGGCCCAAGCAGGGACAGGTGGAAGGAGCGAAGCAAAACGTATCCCGGCATAGCCTCTGCGATGGCGGCACAGTGGAGCGAGTTCGTATTAAATTCGCGCATGAGTGCGGGCCATGCCCCTGTTGCGCAGAGCCTTTTTGCATTGAATGCGACGCCCATTATTCCGACTGCCACTGTGTTGGACCAAGCAGCGCCGAAGATGACGGCTGGAGGGTTGTTATTGTGAACGGAATTCATTACGGAGAAAGGAAGCTATGAACAGCCGCGCCAAGGGTGCCCGTGGTGAACGCGCCTTCCGTGACCTGCTTCGAGCCGAAGGCTATCAAGCGCGTCGCGGGCAGCAGTTCAGCGGGTCACCGGACAGCCCAGATGTGGTCTGCCCCGACCTTCAGGGCTATCACTTCGAGGTCAAGTGCGTCGAGAAGCTGAACATCGAAGACGCCATGAACCAGGCCCGCCGTGATGCGGGAACGGCCAAGACGCCCATTGTCGCTCATAAACGGAACCATTGCGGATGGCTGATTACGATGGATGCCGCAACCTACTTCAGCCTGATAAGGAATAAACCGGAATGAATGCCAATCTCGTCATGCGGGCGCACCAATACCTGTATTATGTCCAATGCAGGCCCGTCCTTACAGACCATCAATACGATTCGTTCTGCAAGCAGCATGGCCTGTTCGGCGGGGGCGGATCGGATCGCGAGTCTGATTATACCGACGAGGAAAAGGACATGGCCCGCAAGATAAAGAACGGAGAAGTTTTATGACCACACCTGAAGCCATTGTAGCCTGCACGGTTCTGTTTGTTATTACAGTTGTAACCCTGACCTTTCTTGAACTAAGCGAACGAAAATAAACCTATGAAACCAAGACCTAAAGAAACCTACAAGGACGGTAACGATATTGATATGGCGATTCGCATCGCCCAAGTCGCATGGCATCGCGCCAAGCACGACATGCTAAAGGCCAAGGCTGAGGCGGATCGCTGCCGGGACATCCTGCATGTGCTCGGGCTGGAAAACCTGAGCGAGCAGTTGCGCAACAAGTATCACACGCACTACGACAAGATGAAGGCGCAGAGAACACTGGAGGAATCCGCCTCGCGCACCATGAAGCGGTTAGAATCGAAGCTGGCCCGGCTCAAGCAGGTGTCTGGCGTGGTCAAGACTGAGGCGTTCGCGTTTGTCGAGGATAAGGCGGTGACGGTGTGAAGATTACCATCGACGCAGAGTTTTCCTCCGCAACAGTGGAGAGCAAGCCCGGATATACCAGTGAAGGCGGGGCCGAGATTGATGAAGCTGTTGAGCTGATCAAATACGCCCTGCTCGGAGTCGGATTTCACCCTGAAACAATCAGCAAAGCATTTAATGAAAATCGAGATTGATAAGACCATTCCATGCCCGACCGGGCGCCAACGCCTGGACGGACAACGCGCCACAATCAAGCGCACTCTGCTTGAGATGGCGGTTGGGGATTCGTTTACCTACGGGGAGAACAAGCCGCTCTACGACGCTGCCAAGCAGGCTGGCGTGGCTATTACGACCCGGAAGATTGATGGTGGGTATAGGGTGTGGAAGCGATAACGACCAAGCTCTGTGAGTAAAGCAACAAACGTAAAGCGGAAAGGCCGTTCGCTGAAGCGCGTGGTTAGGTGCCCGGCGTGTGGAGAAAAGATGCAAGAACCACTCACGGCCAAAACCTGCGACCGCAAGACCGGCCCGACAAAGCGGGAGAAACTCTGGATGTGCCAAAAAGATGGATACTTGAAAAATGGAAAAGTCACGCGCAACCCATTCGACGAGGACGCCTAACGCATAAGCTCATGGACGCCGACCTATTGACTCCGCTGCAAGAAAGACGCCCCTCGGCGTTCCATGCAGCGTCTTGTTCTCTGTTCTTGGGTGACTGCCGGGAGATGATGGAACGCCACATTCCAAGCGACTCCGTATCTCTCTCGGTGTGGTCGCCGCCCTATTGTGTGGGCAAGGAATACGAGCGCGGCGTGTCCTACGATGAATGGGCAAACATGCTGGCCGATGTCCTGCAAGCCCATGCGCGGATTCTGAAACCGGGCGGATTCTGTGCCGTGAATATCGGGGACATCCTGTGCTACTCCGATCCTGAAATGCCGCGCATCCAAGCCAGCAAGCCGCGACTGGCGATCACCCGTGAGGATGTGGAGAAGTGCCGCCGCTCCAACCCTACGGCGAACCGCCGAGAACTCGCTGCGCTGATGGGAGTCAGTGAACAGACCATCCAACGGCGGAGCGAAAACAACAACGTGCGAGGCGGCAAGCATACCCAGCAGACACGAATGAAGCTCTGCGGTGAACTTATCGAACGTCCCGCCTATGACGCTGGGCTGTATCTCTACGACCGCCGCATCTGGCATAAAGACCCATGCTGGGCGAATAGCCAATGGCACACGAACTCTTACCGCGCCGTGGATGAGGCCGAATACGTCTGGATACTCTGGAAACCCGGCATCACGGAAATCAAACGCAACCGCCTGCAACCCGGCGAATGGGCTGAATGGGGAAGCCGTGGCGTGTGGCAAATACCGAGCGTGCGGGCAAACGACAGGCACGAAGCAATGTTCCCGGTGGAACTGCCGAGCCGCCTGATCCGACTCCTTACTGACGAAGGCGATACAGTGATAGACCCGTTCATGGGTAGCGGGACAACGGGACGCGCCGCCGCGCAACTGAAACGCCGATTCGTCGGCATCGAAAAGGACGCTGCCGCGTATGATGTGGCGTCCAAATTTCTTACAGAGAACAATAGAATATGACGCAGTGCATACAGCCTTCGACGTTATCTAAACGGCGTAGCCGGTGGCAGGACAAGCGGAAGCGGGGTGGCGCATGAATACGTTCAAAGTTCTCGCATATGACCATCACAACAGATGCCATCGGGCGAAGGATGAGGCGACCGGCGAGGAGACACTGGTGGATTTTCTAGTCAGTGGGGATTTTCCAGAGGAAACTACCCCAGAGGATCTGGTGGGGAAGACCGTGGATTGTGACTACACTTTCCCCCACATAAGCCTAGCCATGCACGTCCGACTAAGCAAAAACCCGGACATCCGCAACAGCGGAGCCGGGTGGTAATGTTTCGGGAGACGAAGCCCGAAGAGGTTTAGACAGTAGCGTCTGGAACCACGTCGTCAAGCTCTTGTGACGATGCCTTCACTGCTGCAATGGCGTCGGCCACGGCTTGTGGCAATTCACCGCCAGCAATAGTTGCTTCCAGCGCCGTGATGGTGGCTGCGAGAGCGTCCACCTTGCCACGGATTTCACCAAGTGCCTTGGCGTTTTGCGCCTTGATGTCGTTGAGTGCTGTAACTGCTTGTTCTGCGTTCATAAGTAACCTTTTGTTAACCGAGTTTTGAACCCACGCCGCATAACCAAGCACAAGCAAGGCGCAGAGTGAGATCGCAATCATTAAAAACTGATGTTGACCAGCGCACGAATCAGTGAATCCTTGTCGCGCTCATAGAACCAGGCGCGTATGGAATAATCTGCCCCTAGCGATACGTGTTTGGACAACCTCAAGTCAGCACCCAAGCCAACGCTCGTTGCCCACTGCTCATCGTTCCAGTCGCGGACTGCGCCACCCTTGCCATACAGGGAGAATTTCTCCTTGGCATAGGAAACGAAGCGAGCCTTCGCGAAGAACTCTGACTCGTCGATTGCGCCACTGCCACAGGTGTATTCCTCGAATCCAAGCGCGGTTCCGTGGATGGAAACGAACTTGTTGATTGAGTAGCCAACGTCAAGGCCACCGCCAAGGGTTGATGCACCATCGAAGTTCTCCGTGCGGATTGCAGCGAATGGCGACACAGTAATATCGTCCAGGACGGACGCAGCGCGGGTCGAGACTTTGACGATTGCCAGCGCGACGAGCGCAAGGCAGATGGAGCGGAACAGTTTCATTTTCATTCTTTAGTTGGTTCTGTTTCTTCCGGTGGCACGGGAGATTGTTTCAGGTAAAATGCGAGGGAGATTACCGCCGCACCGACCGCCATCTTGCCCAGCTTGGGCAGGTCGTTGAAGTTAAAGGCTATCGGGTCAACCGCAATGGCGCAAATAGTATTGGCCGCGCCACCGATGATTGCTGCCAATATACCTTGGAACCACTTCGTCCAGTTCAGATTTATTTTGCTCATTGCTTTACCCTTTCTGGAATCTTCAGATTCGGATTGTCCATGCGAAGCTGCATTGTCCATATGCGCATATCGCTTTCGGTCCATCGGTCAGACACTCGCGCCTCCATAGAGGCAAGCCGGTTGTCAATTTTGTTCAGGCTATTGTTAATCCACAATGCCCCACCCAGGAACGCACCAATGCAGGCGACGACCAAACCCAACGGCAGTTTCGTTTTCTCATTCAGCTCTGATTCACTCATGTCCCCAGTTTCCCTTTCAACCTTGTTCATTGTAGTTGTGTGCTTAACCTGACCCGAATCATCGCGTTGGATTTCACCTCGCGCATAATCTGCGCAGTCTCCACCGTTGCCCAGCCGCCCCCGCTGTTCTCCTCAAAGTTCGCAATCACATTGAAGATGCGAATCTCCACCGGCTCAGAGTTGGTATTGAGGCCCAGCGTTCGCACGGTCACGGGCTGCGAGAATCCCAGCGGGAAGTTCTCCACGGTGTATTCCGTGATATGCAGTGGGAGCTGTGCGGTCTGCTGCGGTCCCCATTGCAGTTCGTAGCCAATCGCATCCGTGAGGCTCTGTGGCGCATCCCAGCGAAAGGTTGCGGCTCTCGGCATTGGCTGGGCCGAGCACCACGCCAGCGACAGCATCCAAATTGAAAGCGCAACTCTCATCGGATGAATCCTGAACCACGGAAGAACCCGCTGCCCTGCAATAAACCAGAGACGCGGGATGATCCACCACCTGCGGGTGGCGCATCGCCTTCGCCTTCGAACGGACCCAGTGTCCACGCGCTCCGTGTCATTCCAAAGAAATCCGTCGTAAATGCGCCAGATAGATTTGTCCCGGCAATGCTGGTCGTTAGCCGAAAGTCTTTCCCCGCCGCGTTGGCGAATGATGGATCGGTTCCATTTATCCCGTTGGCTTCCGTCCCCGTCACAGCCCATCTAAATGCATTGTCTGGTGGTGCCTGCTGCTTAGTTGGGTAAACAAGATTGAAGTCCGCGTTTACGGTGGTGTTGCTGCCAGGATTCCCACTGTCTTGATCATTGTAATACCAGCCCGCCGTGTCCACGGGGCTTGTGACGTTGAAGAAGATGTTGTTGAACAAGAGCGTGCCGTAGCTCGATCCGTTAACGCCGCCACCAGACGTTGCATTGCCGCCGTCGCGCGGCGTGTCGTAAAATAGGTTGTTGTAGAACTTCAGTCCGTCGATGGAATCGCTGCAAGTTCCACGCACGCGGTCGAAAACGTTGTTGCGAAACACAACGTTGGAATAGTTCACAGAACCAAACGCATCACTCGCCATCTGAGCGATGGCGCCGTCTCCATCGTCGCCGTTGGTTCCGCCGCTCACCCAGTTTCGCTCCACTAAAATGTCCTTGATGAACTGGTAGCTTCCCGGCTGTGGAAACTGGAGAAAGTCCGCGTGCCCGCCTGTCGCTCCGTTATTCAGGTTCGTGCAATAGTTCCGAGACACCGTGGCGTTCACTCCCATCGGCCTTACGAAGTCGCCCTCACCCCACGTATTGATCGCGATGTTCGCATCGACGAGCAGGTTGGAGCTGTTAAAAGCATTGACGCAGATGTGCCCGACGTTGGTGAACGTGTTATTGAACACCTTCACATTGAGCACTCCGTCCAGTGCTCCGAAAGATCCCGGTGAAAGAAGCTCCACGCCGTAGATGCTTTCAGGAGTGTCCCTGATGGTGTTGTTTAGAACCCACGTATCATCCGCCGCGTTGTAAAGGTAGATCGCGGCATCAGCGGCGTCGGTCGGCGAGTAGTTCAGCGTGAACCCGTCGATGGTCCAGTAGGGGTAACGGATTTTGAATCCGGCGTGAGTGGCTCCGTAGCCTACAATCGTGATGCGCGTGGATGCACCCGCCACGTTCCGATTCACGTCCGTGTAGGCCGCGAACGTGCCGGGATGCACTGCGATATAATCCCCGCCAGCCACTACTGAAACAGCCTTTGCAATGGTGAGGTAAGGCGTCGCGAAACTACCGTCGCCGGTAGTGTCGTTGCCAGAGGTCTTGACGTGCCAGATGTCCACGGCTGGAGTCCCTGAGCCCACTCGATACCAGTTGGTCACGCTCGCCGATTCGCCGTCCGTGTTTGAAACTGTGAGTTTAACGGAATGCGTTCCAGCGGTGAGAAACGTGTGACTGTTCGTTGGCCAGCGACTCGTCACCACCGAGCCATCGGAGAATGTCCAGACGAAAGAGAACGCGCCGATGTAGTTGGTATCGCTCCACGTTCCCGATATGGATTCCGTCGCGTCAAAACTCGCAACGGCTGGCACGTCTCCAATGTCTTCCGGCGTGTCCCACGGGCGAACCAAGCTGGTGCGTTCCCAGAAATTCTGCGCCACCCACGCGGAGTCAAACGCTTCCGCCACCCCATCCTTCCATCCGTAAGTTCCCTTCCAGACAAAGTGCGGACGCGGAGAAGAAGAATCAATGACCGACAACGCTCCAAGCCCACGCGCCGGGCTGTTGGTCATCAATCGCAGTCCGTCATCCGCCGTGAATGGAAGTCCATCCGGCCCCAGCGGATTCCACATGTCCACAAACTTCGGATCGCCGCCGTTGATTCCGTTCGCCTCCGCAAACCCTGCGTAGCCCATGAACCCCAGCGTCTCCGCTTGCGCGACAAAGTTGTAGTTGGTCACGACTCCGGTCGAACTGGTGACGGAATACGGCAGCGTGTTTGTCGAGGAGTGATCGCCGATGTCATAGAAAATGTTCCCCACGATCTCTACCGTCTTGCCGCTCTGCGCCAGAATCGCCGTTGTCTCAGCCGTTCCGAAGCCGACCTTGAAGAACGTGTTCGACTGCCAGCGATAGCCGTCCTGCGCTCCGTTAGGAGGACCGCTCACGCCCACGAAGACGTTGTATCTCCACGTATTGTTCGTCTGTCCTGAGCCTGCCGCGAATTGGGACAAGTCTCCAGCCCGTCCATGAAACCAATTATACTCTGCCACAAAGTTCCCAATGACCGCCGCCGATGGATGAATCTGGCCGAAGATCCAATCAATCTTCGCGTATTGATCGACCTCATGGGAATACCATCCTATCTCCTGACTCGATCCGTAAATGAAGTTTGTTCCGTAGCGGAAGAAATTCCCGCGCAGCGTGATGTTTGTTCCCGACGGAATGATCATCTTGAACGAAGCGGCGACATCGAACGTGTTACTCACGATCAACCAGTCCCGGTTGAAGTTCATGTTGATGCACTGTCCCCAGACGCTTTTGAAAGTGGAGTGCGTAATGGTGACGTTGGTTGCCCGCGTTCCGCTGCCGAGCTGGTCAATCGCCGCGTAACCTTCCTTGTCCATGCCGGGATACATCGCGATCCACTGTGGGGATTCATTGGTCGAGATGCCCGTCAGTGTCATCGTCGTCGTCCCAACTGTTCCGTTGGTGACTACCTTGAACCCGTTCGTGAACGGATATATGAATGCACCCGGCCCGTTCGTTTCGGTGTATCCAGCCAACCACACAGGTTGATTTGCCTTGAAGCCCATCGTCGTGAAGTTCACTGCTGGATTAGAGATGACACCAGATGCGTGGAAGGTGAACCCTGTCCCGAACGCCAGCGGCATCGGACCAAATGTGCAGTTCGTGGCTATGAAGTTGTGGGCATCAGTGAGGAACAAGTTAGCCGTCCACAGTGCTTGTCTTGGTGTATCAATCGTCAGCCCACTCAAGACGATATATTCACCGTCCACCCGAAACTGATCCACTGTCACAACACCATCAGCCAAATAGGTGATTGGGCTGCCGCTTGACCCGTCTGTTGTTTCCTGAACTGTTTCAGGATAATCGCCCGCGCTGATAGTTACAGTGTCTCCAGCCGTCATCGTGTTCGCCGCCTTCTGAATGGTGAGCCATGCGTTGCCAATGCTCAGACCATCCAGCGAGTCGTTGCCGGTCGTCTTGACGTAGTATTGCGTGGCGCTGGCGAGCGAAGCCGAAAGCAGGAACAAAACGAACGTTAGTCTCATGCTTTAGAAGGTCACGTAAATGTCTGCCGTCATGTGAAGAGCGGTTGGAGGTGTCACCCATGTCGGTGTTAGAATCTCGACGGCAATCTCCTCACCAGCTGTCACCGCGTAGCTGATGGCACCAGAGTCAAACGAATCCCTCGATGGAGAAATGCCCTTAGTCCAAGTAGAGGAATCATTCGTGCCGTCGGTAAGGTTGAATGTCAGACTTTCGGTGGAAGGGGTATTGGAGACAAACCAGTGGATCACCACTCGCGTAACCGTGCAATCGTAAGGCATGATCTGCGATACGTCTGAAAATGTCGTGCGCAGCGTAGTTCCTGCCGCGCTACCCAAATAATACGTGGTCGCGTTCGCTGCGCTTGCGGATACCTGAGTTTCGAAGGTGAGAATAGCCCTCGCCGTCGAACTAAACAAAAGGTTTGTCCCACGGTCTTCAATTGTAACTCCAGTCCCCGCTGTCACCGTCTTGATTGCTGACGTTCCAGCTACTTGGCCGATGACGGTAGCATTGGTTAGTCCGTTGTTGGTGACGCTACCACCTGCTGCCGCCGTTGCATTCGTCCAAACATGCTGACCTGCGGATGTGGAATGCAGCGTCAATACCTGTCCAGCCGTTGCGCTGGAGCGCGAGATTTGCAGATCATTCGTGCTGCCCGTTGCTGCTGGTGAATTCGTGGCGCGAGTCAAAGCGAATGCGTCGCCTTGGAAGGAGTTTATTCCAATCATGGATGCAGCGGTTGAGCCTGTGCCAACGGTCAGAGTATTTGTCACCGTCAGATTTCCATGTGCTGAAACAACAAAGTTGCTCACCGCGCTAGCCGCTCCCGGAGTCTCCCAGGTAATCGTTCCGCCCGTGTTGAAGGTCGGCACCTGCCCGTTGCTTGGCGTATCGCTCAAGAGCGTTCCCACCAACGCAACGTCTGCAGTCTGGTCGTTGAATAGAATCGTTCCGCGTCCCGTTGCCCACGCATTGCTGCGCTGTACAATCGAGCCAGTTCCGTCTGGCACAGCCGACGAATTTAGGTAGGGAATGAACAGGCTGTTGGTCAGGAAAAGTGAATCTGCCCAGTTCGCGCCGGGAACATAGAGATCGGAAATAACCGTGTCACCGCTGACGTTCAGCTCGGTCAAGTATGCCTTCGTCGCGCTGATCGTCGTGGTGTAGTTGGTCGAATTCACCAGCGTCACATTCGCATGGCGCGGCTTGTCGAGGCTGCTTAATCCAGCCATTTCAATCCGACTACCCGTCACGCCTGCCCGAATTGAATTCGTGGCATTCGCGCCTGAAATCACCCGCGTATTCTCCAGCGAGAACTTGCCCGCCGCCGTCGAGTAATGGATTGGGTCAACCCCTGTTGGCCCGTAGATGGTGCAATTCACCAGTCGGAATTCCGTTCCATATGTCGCGTCGTATCTTCCGATGGTGGAATAGGTGGAAGCTGGAAGGGAATAGACCGTGCAGTTCAGCAAGATGCCGCTGCCGCTCATCGCCTTGTTAGTCAGCGCCCCAGAGATGCAGGCCGCACTTCGCTTGAAGTTCAATACTCCAATATCCATGATCGACTTGTCGGAGATTGCCAGCGCCACGTTTCCGAAACTGCCGCCACCAGACAGCGCCTCGCCGTAACCGATGGTAAACACACCATCGCCCCAGTTTGTAAATGCCGCAGCAGTTTCCACGATGGAATCGCCTGCATACGCCCGCGATGCGCGGAAAACAATCTTGCGCGGAGCTGTTGAGCCGCCTTCATAAACGTCGTAATCATCAGCGCGAACAAATTCGTGCGCCGTGAAATCAAGAGATCCAGCGGTTTGCAGAATCGCCGATGTCGGTCCATGCACCCATGCAGATTTGCACTCGATATAGAAGTCTGAATCCCCCTCCTGCACGATCACGATTCCACCCAGCGCATTGCTTGCGTGGAACTCGCCGAAGCCCATGATTCGGTTCGTGGACGCTCCAGTTCCCGCCAGCGCATCATCAAAGATTGCCGTGGTGGTTGTCAGGTCGGATGAACGCCCCACTGATACCACCGCTCCAGGATGGAAATACATATCCACTCCACGTCCCGCCAGGCTGACGGTGTTGGTTGGAATGTTGTAAGCTCCCGGCCCGACGATAACAAGCGATCCCGCCGGAGCCTTGGTGCTGATATTCGTCAAGTTCAATCCAGACGACAGCGCATCATTCGAGTAGCCGACGTGGATGATGTTCGTATAGGCGCGAAGCAAAGAAAGGTAGTTGGTGGCGTATTCATTAACCCCAGCACCAACCAGGTTGCTGATGCCCGCATTCAGGTAAACATTGGTGGCATTCACCACGGAGAACGGGCCGTTAAACGAGTACGCACCCGTGATCGATCCGCTCACAGTGCCCCCGCCCCCGCCAATGCCAGGCTGCGCAGGCCGAATCGCCGCGCCCGCCATCGTTACAAAGCACAGCAAGGCCGCTGCAATAAAGGAAAGTCTCTTCATAGTCTTATTCGTAGCTGACCACCACTCCGTCGTTGGCTGTTTCCGCATTGAAATACAGGTCGCTCAGGCGGAACTCGCGCTTGTCGGCGAACTCAATGACGTATGCCTGGCCCGGATTGATGACAAAGTAGGTCTGGTTGGTGGCCCAACCGATGCGCACCGCCGTGGTGTTGGTCACGGTCAGGGAGCTCTTGCCAATAATCATGGCAGAGCGCACGGTGAAGTTGTTGTTTGTGACTTGGGCGCAGACGGTCGAGCTGGTGTTAATCACCGCAAACACAGACGACTTGGCGATGCTCTGGGCAATGGAAACCCCCGCAGCAACAAGCAGCAAGGCGACAGCAATAACAATTCGGTTCTTCATAAACGTTAACGATATAGTTCAATCAATTCTCAAACAAGTCAAGCAGGCTATTCACCTTGTCCTGCGTCTCAAATGGGTCATTTGCAACGGCTTCGCGGGGATCGTAGAGCGGCCCCAAGTATTCCTGCCCGCGCTTCTCAGTTCCTTTGGCTTTACGCGCAGCAACCCCAGGCGAAAACACCTCATACATCTGGTTAAAGATGAGGTAATCCATGGCGGGCTTGATGAAGAACAGGTTCATCAAGGGGATGTTCTGCTGTGCAAACTGCGTTGCGGCATACCCGAGCCTGTCGCCCGTCTCTCCCTCTTCTCCGCGAATGGTTCCACCAACACGGCTCTTGAGGTTCATAATGGGGTCAAGCTCGCTCAGGATTGGCCCCGCAATAGCCTGCGTGAACGTGCGGGTGCGACTATCGTATTCGTTCAGGAGAAGGTCGCCATAGATACCCAGCCCGCCGCCCCGCGCGGCGCCGTTGAACCACAAGTCCCAGTTAACCTTGCCTTCAGGGGTCATCAATGGCGCGGGCGTCTTACCTTTGCGCAGCTCAGACAACTGATAGGAAACAATGCCCATCAAGGTAGTTGCCGCGATGTGCCATCCGAGTCGCTTTCCGATTGGGATTGCCCCGCCATTCTGAATCCATTCCTGCATTGAGCTTGCCCCCGTAATCCTGCGCTCCCGCTCAATAGCTCGGATAACTGCATTAGCGGGATAGCCTTTGAACATGAAGAACATCTCGCCCAGCTCACGGCCAAATCCACCCCGCTCAACGCCGCCCGTAGTGGCAGCGCGATAGCGTAGGGTATTCTCCGTGGTCGCATCGGCCACAATGTCGTGGAATAAGGCGCGAGTCTTCATGTCAAACTCGTCCCTGGCCCTAGCCTTGTTGGCTGCTGTAGGCGATTGGCCTTTTGATGCTACAATCTTGTCCAGCTCGACGTCGGATAACCTGTCCGAAACGTCCGCCAGAAGCATCTGATGCTTGCCGCCACGCAGCTCAACGTCATCTACCTTACTGCGCCAGATGTCCCATTCCGTTCGGCTGACGGAATAGTCCTTGAAAGACAATGCTATTTCAGCGGGAAGGCTGTCGAAATCCAAGTGAGCAGAATCAGCAAGCTGTCTGGAATAGGCAGCGGCAACAGCAAACCGATGCGTCTCGTTCTGGCGGGTGAACTGGGTCAGGTCAAACAGGTCTGTAACCCTGCGCTGTAACCAGCTATTGCTTTGAACCTCGCCTGTCCATGCGTTGGACGTATCACCAATGAACGAGTCAACGTAAACCGAGTAAACGTCCAGCTTCTTGCGGGCATCAGCCGACCGAACCATAACGCCCAATGTTTGGGCCAGCCATCGGTTAGCGCCTGATACGCCTCGATACGCCATGGCCGTATCCATCGTTGCCTTGTCAGGCGGGGTGGACAGGACCATGTTCGCACCCTTGCCAAGCAGGGTAATTGCCTTCAGGTCATCAATGAACTTGGACAGCCCCGGCCTTGTGCTGACAGCCGACCTGCCCATAAGGGTGTTAACGCTCTTCTGAACAGACCGGATAGAGTCGCCCTGCGCTATGCTGTCCGACATCTCCTTGGAGCGGACCAGTAGGTAATCGCTGACCTTGTTGATTGTGCCCTCTACGTTCGGGCCAAAGTGGGTCATCAGAGCCGCTGCCCTTGCGCCCGTTTGCAGTCGGGAGAACATGGCGTCCACCATGGAATGCTTGCCGAACTTCTCGTTGTAGGCAAAGGCGGATTCGGCATCGGCAAACCACAGCTCGCGGGATGCGCTTTCGCGGGACGACATGGAGCGGGACGCGCTGCCATGGTCGGCCTCGCTGAAGTCCTGCTCGCGAAGGAATACGCCCGTGTATTGGTTTCGGAAGTAACGGCGCAGGAACGTATCCTTGTCAACTCCCTTGAGCGTGCGCTCCCAGTCCACATTGAGCGTCGAAACAAACTCCTTGAAAGCCTTCTCGGATATGTCCTGATTTGCCTTGCCCCAGCCCTTGATTCCTAAAGCTCGCAGCTTGTGCGGATCAGTGGTTTGCGGGAAGATCCAGCCAGCGGCCTGCTTGATCATTGCGCCGTGGCGATTCTCGCGGGCGGCAAGCTCGGTAAACACGTCGCGCCACACCTTTGCCACGACCTGAGCCTGCTTGTTCGGGGTTGCGCCTTCAGGATTGGCCCTGTCACCAAGGCTCAGGTTCCACGCTTCCTTAGCGATGTCTACCTGGTCTTCGCGTTGTGCCTTGCGCAGGTAATCCCAGACACCCGCCTCTTCCAAGCCCTTCTTGAACTTGTGCAGGAAGTCTTGTTGCATCGCCTTGCCCTCAGTCATGGCTCGCTCAAGCGTGCGCTGAAGTCCGACGCCCATGTTCTTCTCGCGAACAGATTGCTGGATTACGGAACGATACGCCTTGACGTTAAGTAACGCATTGCGCTTGGCCGCTTCGGCCTTCCACTTCTCGCTATCTAAAATCTCGCCAGCAATTTCCTTTAGCGCATTCTCGCGCTGCATCTCGCCCTTGGCCTCGCGAATCGCCCGCTTCTGGTCCAGCTCGGCAAGAAGCTCCTGCGCCTTGACGTCAGAGATTTTACCCTCTGCCACTGAGGCCTTAATCTTGTCGATGCACTTCTGGTATTTCTTACTCATTGATCAAGCAGCGCATGGCCGCTTCAATTGCCTTCGGTTCCGGGCTGTCGATTACATCCATTTGTTCCTTAAGCGTCTTGCGAATGTGAGCAGCCAGCTCAGGATCATCCACCTCAAGAGCCTTGAGGTCGGCTTCTGCGTCAGCGGATAGCGCACGGGCATCCTCCGCGAGGTCTGCGATAGCTGCTTCGGGAACTCGTGTTCCGTCCAGCTTGGCAATATCCTCAGCCTTGGCAAGCGGGCCAATGTCCTGTTTGACACGGGCCGCTTCGGACACAGCGAGCTTCTTCTGGTATTCGACATCGAACAGCTTCTTTTGCTCGGCAACATACTTGTCGATGCGCTCCTTAACGAATGCTTGATATTCAGGGGAATCCTTTGGTTCAGGTTCGGCCTTTGCGTTTAACTCCCTAATGCTTGCGTTATTTCTTTCCCTGACCACCCGCATAACGCGAGCAGCCATTCCCTCTGGAAGCTCAAGCGTAGCCGCGATCATATCTGTGTCGTCACCAACTTTGGCAAGCCGGTCAGCGATAGCCTCTGCTTCTGGGTCCGAAACCTTGGCGGCGGACGCCCTTTCGGCGGGCGTAATGTCGTTGGTATCTCCAACGAAATCCTTGAGCCCGCCCTTGGTCTCAACCTCTGCAAACATGTCTCCTGTGGTGGGGTCTTTCTTGTAGCCTACAACTACCCCCTCCGAAAGCGGCTTGCCAAACATTTCAGACTCGCCAGCCGGTCTATACTTAACCTTTTCACCAACCGGAAACCGCTCTTGAAATGTTCCGCCAGTCTCAAAGCTCGCCCTAATCGCAGCCTCCCGCTCCCTCCATTCCGCCTCCATCAGCTTCGGGTCAATGCTGGCATGGCTGTGAACGTCAGGGCTTTTACCAGCCGCCATTTGCTGGATTGAATCCCTCAGCATCCTGTCCTGAATGGCCGGTGACACGCGGGCATAAGCCTCTCGGGCACGGCCAATCCCAAGCGTAAAGCCTTTAATCGCCCCACCAACTACTGCTCCGCCAAGGATGTTGGCCGCAAAGTCCTCAACCTCGTACTGCTCCTTGTTGCGGCGGGCCTGAATCGCTACAGGGATTTCTGCTAGTAGGTTTCCCGCCGTGGCGTCAATGACCGCAGCGGTAATGCGCGGGAAGGTGACATGCTTTGCGATGGTTTCCTCGGAGATCAGCAGACCGCGAGTCACGGAGCGGGTCATTGGCCCCATGCCCGCCTTGACCAGCTTCGCCGATCCGACGAACGGAATGAAGTTCATCGCAAAGTCGATGGGGTCTGTCATTCCACCGATCATCTGCGTAATAAACCCCGCCGATCCTTTCACTGCCCCCACGTTCTGGATCGTGTCCAGCTCGGCCTGCGCAATGGCCAGCAGGTCATGCCGCTCCTGCATTGCCTTGGCCCGGTTCTCGCGAATCGGTTCGTCAAACACCAATCCCGTATCCGGGTTGCTATACAGCTCATTAGCCCGCTTCGGATCAAGTAGTTCGGAATCATCGAACAACTGATCTACCCACCTTCTAATCGCGCCACCCGCCGTATGCTGTGCGCCAATGACAAGCTGTGTGCCAAGGTAATCCGTTAACGAGGCGTTACGCCCCGTAATCGGAATCCCTGTTTCTGCTTCGACTTTTGGAAATGCGAATGACATTATTCAGGGGAATACCCACTTGGCCTGTTGAGCGGGCGATCCTTCTTGGGAGGCTCGGGAAGATCCAGCCCAACCGGGGTGGTGTCCAGCCAGTCCCGACGCTTCACCTCCCTATTCGGATCGGTTGGCACTACATAGACCGGAAGGTTGTGCCGCTTACTGCTCGTATCGAACGAGATATACAATGGGCGCTTGTCCTTGGTGCGAAGCTGAACCGGAATGCCGAGCACGGTGTTCATGTAAACATACATGCCCTTGCCGTCCTCCGACGGGACGAGCATCTTGTTTTCGTTTACGTCCTTCTGGATGTAAGTATCAATCGCCTGCTGGGTAGCGCCTGGGGCTTTGGGCCAGAGCGCAGCGCCATCATCCGTAGTCTGCATCAGGTCAGCGGCAAGGATGGTGTTGCCGAAATCAGCCTTTACCTTTGCGACCACTGCATCCATTTCGCTGTCGCCGTACCCAAACCAAAGAAAGCTTGATTTATCTTCTCCATGTGGCCTGTTATCCGGCCCAGCCCACTTGGCAAAAGGCACCGTCTGCTTGCCAATATCCTCAAACCGGAACTCGCCACCAATGAGCGTATCAACGGCCAGCTTCACGGCTTGAGTGGCGTTGTTCATATTAGGAAGCGAAGCAGCATAGGCAGTAATCGCCTCTCTAAACCCAGCCACAACCTTAGCGCGTTGCCCATTGTCCCCGCCATACATTGCGGAAAAGGCTTCCCATGTTGGGTTTCCGATAAATTTCTTTTCGTAATCGTCAAGCGAAAGCCCTTTGTTCTTGGCGTTCTGATTGGCTACGCCGGGGGCCAGCGCCGCTGCGAGCTGCCGGGCAAATGGCTTGTTGGCCACCAGCTTGAGCAACTGCATCTGCTGCGATACAGCCTGTCCAGCGGGGAGATTGGCAAGGTCGCGCCATGCGATAGCCTCCGAATCTGGATCGCCCTCATACGTGGCCATGAAGGAGCGAATCGCGTTGAGCTGCTCGTCGGGCGTTCCGTTGTTGATCTGCCCGGCAATTTTAACCGCCTGCTCCTTTGGCAAAAGCGAAACCTGATGCGACTCCATCCCAAGGTAATACTCTGCATCGGGAGCGCCAAGGGGAGCGTGTCCCTGATAGCGCAATGTCTCCGCATTCAACTGGCGCAATCGGCCCGGCTTGTCCTTGTCTGTCGCGCCAGCGTAAAGCTCGCGGGCCTTTGCAACGACGGGGTTGTAGGTCTGGACGTATTCGACAGGGTTGCTGTCGGCGAATTCGCCCATCGCCTTGATCTTCTGCTCGGCCAGCGCAATGGATTGCTGCTCCACTACGCCGCCGCCCTTGGCTTTTAACGCAGCAATCTGTTGCTGCATGGCGTATTTGTTCTTGCCTGCCGCTTCCTTAACGTGATCCAGCGAACCGTTGTGGATGTCCACCCGCATCCTGTACTTGTCATGCGCCACTTGAGCAGAGGCCTCATCTGGATAGACCGCTGCGAAACTATTAACGGGCGGCGTTACTACGTGCGTTCCCTTCAGCTCCCCGTTGGAAAGCTCGTTCTCAATCGACATGTGGAACGCATTGGCGCCCAACACGCGCAGGCTCTTCCGGGTCTGGTTGATCTTGTCGAGCTGGATTTGCCGGTACTGTTCAGGGATGTCCGTTGACTCCATCAGGATCATCTCGGCAAGGTCAGGGTCCGTATCCATCACGCCCTGAATCACGGAAGCCGTGGCGTCCCTGCGTAGCTTGGCCGCGAATGCTGGCGCCTTTTTACCGAACGCTTCAGTGATGCGGGCGTTCTGGGCAATGAACTGCCCATAAATTGTCGTCGAAGCCCCAATCGGATCAATACTCCCAAGCTGGCGGAACATCTCCAGCGAGGACTGCGTGGAGTTTTGCTCGCCCAGCTCAAAGTTATCGAAGCGAGTCCTTTCGCCAACCTTCAGGGCCATCTCGTACTGGCGGGCAATGGAGCCTTGTAGCTGGTGCCTGAGCACATCCCCGGCCTGCTTGGACGGAGCGGCAGAAACGAAATCGTTGGCAATCTTCTCGGCGTGCTCCTTGAAGGCTGGTCCGTAATCCTCACGGTCCTGATTCGCCATGTGCCATTCAGTCATGGCGTTGGTGAACTTGTAATTGGCGTCACCTGTCCAGCGCAGTCCGCGTTCCTTCTCCCGATCCTGGAAGAATGCGCCCATGTCCTGCGCCGCGCTGGCGTACGTGCCAATGGCCGCAGCAGGTGCGGTCATTGCGCCCACGTTAATCTGGTCAGCAACCGGCCCGGTCTTGATGCCTTGCTGCGCGACGTATTGCGGTATCTTTGGCATTACCGTTTGATTAGTTGAACCACTTTTTCAGCAGCCACCCTTAGGGCGTTCTTAACATCATCTGGATAATCATCAAATGACGGATGTTCCTCATGGCTTGGACACGCCCATTGCTCGCCAAGCATTGCCCGCAGCACGGCATCAATTACAACTGCCTCAACCTCGCACGATCCAAGGATCGGAGGATATGCCGGATCTCTTAATTGAATCACCGCGTTTGGATCTGAGAATTTATTTGGCATTACATTTCAGGCCATTTACTTGCAGTTTGAGACGCCCCACTCAACAGGGTCGAACCTGCCCGGAGATAGCCCGCCTGCTTTGCGGCCCGACCTTCAAGGAGCGAGTTGCGGGCGCTACTCTGGTAGGCCGATGCGGTGGCCTGTCCTTGATAGATGGAAGCCAGCGCATCCATCTCGCCTTGAACCGAAGTGTCCAAGAGAACATCGTTGAATGAGCCGCCCGACAGGTCGATTCCGCTCTTGGCCCCAGCGGCCCGTTGCGCCCCCAGCCTGCGCCGGTTCTCCGAACGCTGCCGGTCAGCGGCGTATTGGGCCTGCTCTGCGGCAACGCGGGCGTTGGTGTCCTGAGCCTTGGCGTTGCGCTTGGAGGCGTCCTCTGCGGCCTTGCCCTGCTCCACGGCGGACACAGCGCCAGCGGCAGTTCCAGCCACGCTGATTGCCGCGACAATCCAAGGTATTGCTGCTTGAGGCATTACTTCATCTCCTTCATGTAGGTAAGGTCGCTGACATCAAAGCCGTTCGATTTCAGGAATGACCCGGATCGGATCAGCCTCTCGTCCAGCAGCAGCGCAATTTTGAATTCCATAATCCCGGCTTTCTCCACCACCCCCATGACGTGTTCAAACAAAGCGCCAGCGGCCAACCCTTGACCAGCATCACAAACGAACCAGAACATGGACGAAGCGCACGGCTTGCCGTTATATGGGTTCGGATGGTAAATGATTCCAATCGCCTCACGCGGGACACCATCGACTTCGCGCAGGTAGATGACGCCTTGGCCGGATGCGAGAATCTTGCCCCAGAACTCAATGAAGCATTGCGAGTTGAACTCGCCAACCTTGTTGCGGGCAGAGTAGAACTCTTCAGCGAGTTTTCCGCACTCGATGACATCGTTGATGTTGGCTTCGCGTATCATTCGTGGGTTTGCAGTTCAGGTGCAACAGCAAGGATATTAAGCGGCCAAGGCTCGGATATGGAAAGCACAATCCCGTTCTCAAAGTCGTACGGGTTCTTGATGGAGAACTTGTCATCCCCCGTGAAGAAGTTCGTGGTCGTGCTCGGGTAGGTGTGCTCGGTCAGGCTCGATTCGCTTGGCCCGTGGTTGAGCTTGTAGGACGAGAAGACCCGGGTTCCGACGCGGTGGACGCGCTTGGTTTTGACAAGCGAGATTCCGAATGCGCTTCCGCCTTCCGGGGGAAGCTGCTTGAGGGTTGAGGTATAGACGTATCCGATGTATGCGGTTCCGCTGTAGGTTGCCCCCAGGCTGATTGAGCCGCTAGATACAGTCTTTGCCCCGATGTAGGCACCATTGATCCACACACCAACCGATGCCCCGTCGGGAACATTGGTGCTCGGGGTGGAGGTGGTGGCAGCAGTGAGGGTTCGCTCGGTGTAATCATCTAGGTAGGAAACAGTCAGCGCGGTCTTTGCCGTGTCACCGGATGGAAGCCAGAACAATCCAAGCCGCTCGATTTGATACCGGGCAGAGTTGTTTCGGATGCCCGCGACATAGAGACGCGAATAGGTATCATCATCCTTGTTGATGACAAGTATCGAATCGGTAACGCAAAGGCTGTTGTATTGTCCAAGGGTATGGTGCGCCCAGCTAAATTGGTTTTCATCTTCGTTGATGGTTGCGGATGCTAATGTGCCGTCATCGAGCAGCAGCCATAGAATAGAGAACGGAGACATCTGGTAGGCAAGCTGAATCCCAGACCTTCCGTTGCGCATCATGTGCTCGGAAGCCAGTGACACATCGGACGAAACCCATCCGTCCGAGTTCATGTCGTACGACATCTTGCGCATCCGCGTTCCGTCACGCTGGATGAAGTAGATGGAGTTGCCCACGCGCTGCGCCTGGTGGCCCGGAGCACTTCCATAAGCAGATTGAGGGGTAACGCTGATGTTGCTCGGGGTCAGCGGCTCCATGAAGGACGAGGCTGCCTTGGCCTGCCACTCCGACCCCTGCGTTCCGATGATGAGAACCTTGGCGCTGATCATCCACACCACAGGGCTTACGTCGTCAGACGCGATGGTGTAGGAAATGGCGTTATCGTCCTGAACCGTGAGGTCTGGCTCGGTAGGGGAGAAGTTCCAATAGTCACCGCTGACAGACATCCAGATTGTCTGCGGCTGCGTGGTGTTTCCACCAAAGACAAGGCGCTGCTCATGGATGCAAACGCTGTTCGGATAGCCCGTCTCATCACTCCACGCCCCGAGCTGCCAGTCCGTAACTACGCCGCCGTTGCGAATGGTGGTGTTATCCTTCGGGTCAAGCGGAACCTCCTGGAAGAACTGAACGCTGACCTGGGTTGCGCTGGTGTATGCGGTGATGCGGCACCAGATGGACACTCCGGAGAAGTTCAGGCGGATGGGCCTGCCAACATCGGTGGAGGAAAAGATGTTTGAGTCCGCTGTGGTCGGGCCTGCCGCTGTGATGGTGGCAGTGATGGAGCGGCCATAATAAATCAAGTCCGCCTCGTTGGTGTCAGATGCCCCAACGATGCGGGCTGGGGTTGATACTGTAACCACCTTGTCACTGGTAAAACCGGTTATTTTCTTCCATGCGCCAGTCTGTTCCTTGATATATTTACCAATATCGTTTCTGGTAAATGTGCCCGCATAAGTGCTTACAAGCGTGCCGCCGGATATTGTTACATCCGCAGCGGGGTCAACGCCGTTAACAGACTGTGCTGATGCAATGCGCCTGCGATATGCCGGGCTGCCAGACCTGCCCTGCTCCTTGGCGTAACCACGGTTATTGCTGTATCTCGAATTGTTCGTCGAACGATTCACGCCAGAATTCAGCGCGATAGACTCGTCGATGTTCAGCAGGAGGTTGCTCTTGATGTCTGCGATGACATGCTCTGCATCCGTATAGGTTACAACCTGCGCCAGCTTCCACTGATTATCCTCCCGGTATTGGAGGAACTCCGAGGGGTCGGCGGCATCAAAGTTCACATTGCCAACCGGGTCAAAGAACGTGGCTGTATCTGACAGGCTGCTGATGGTCAGGCGCGTGTAAGTATCGTTCCGGCTTAGGTAAGGCCCGTCCGTGAATTCCATCTTGCGCCACTCCCACTGGTAATCGCTCAGGCGGGACAGGGTGTAGGGAGGCATCTCTGGATGTGCAAAGAATGCCACATCCGCACTCTGACACTTGCTGAGCTTCTTGAGCTGGGCGTTGGTGTAGGTGTGAAGCGGAGACATCGGAATCAGCAACACGCTGTCCGTGCAACAGCCCCCGGACGTGTAAGCCGAGATGGTGCTTGTGCCGAAATTGATGGTGATCTGGTTTGCTGCCGGGGTGCCGTAAACCGTCCACTGCCCATTCAGTTCTGTCGCGCCACTAACGCCCGTGATCCCAACGATGTCATTGACGCTGTACGGGTGGTTTACTGAAAACGTAATCGTCACCACGTTTCCGACCAGCGGAACCGCCGAGACCGTAGCAGCCGTGATGGTGCGAATCTGGTTGTTGAACTTGTCCATGTAGAGGACGCCGCCACCAGAATAAGTCGTGTAAGTCCCCGTGGTCAGGTCAATCGTATTAGCGTCAACCACCGTGCAAAGATACCCACCATCAGGAGCACCCCCGTTGCAGCCCTGAATGTGGATGCGATCCCCGGAAGGAATCTGATGGTTTGTGATGGTGATTCTCGCCTTGGTAGATCCGTTATCAACGATCTGCTCAATACGCTGGCCAAGCGGGCCGTACATGGTTGCGCCATTCTTCAGGACGAGACTACCCCATCGGTCAGTGGAGTAAGTCCCCTTGAACAGCTCCAGAACATACGAGTCGTTATCAGCGGCCCGGAACTCCACCAGCCGAAGCGCGGTGGTCGTCATGTAGTGGATGTTTTCCGTGCCCGGCCTGCGAAGCAATGAGCCCTGAGGCGTGACTACAAAGTTCTCCAGCTTCTCGCAGCCCTGCTTCCATGCGTCCAGGTCCACGCGCCCGCGCAGCAACGGGGACACTTCACCGAAGCGCCAGCTTGTTTGTGCTAGATTGGCAGCGGGCATTATTGATTGGGCATGGCCAAGGCCGTTGAATTGCGGGACAGCAGCCAGTCGTTGCTTTCAATGACAGGCGAGGAATCCTCAGTGGCGTCGATGAACCGCGCCCTCTGAATCAATCCGATCTTTCCGTCTCCACCGAACAAGTCCGTCCAAGCCTGGCGTTTCTTACTATCGCTGGCAGTCAGGGCGTCGCAGATGTCCCAAGCCAGATACAGCGCGAGGCATTCATAGAACATGACTGACATGGTGGTGTAGTCCGTCACGTCGTAGATGTATTTGATTTCCAGCTCGTCGATGTCGGTCGAGATGCGCCCGGATTCAAGTCGCCATTCAGCGCCATAGATGCGCTCGTTCAGGCGCAGGATGCGCAGGCAATCCGTGGGCTTGACGATGGAGAATGAGTAGTTGGTTGCAGCGGCCTTCGTCCATGAGCCTGTTACTGTTCCGCTGCCAGCGAAAACGGATTCGTAAAGGTCGAAGTTGTTCGCATCGACATAGACGATTTCCCATGTCCCGTTAACAGTCGGATAAGCCGTCTCGTCCTTGATGGTAACGCGGTCACCGGTGGCCAGCCCGTGCGAGGCTGATGTCACCCGGAAGTAATCGCTTGAGCCTGCGTCCGCAAGAGCGGTGTAATCGGTCCATGTCGGGCGGACGATCTTGCGCTTGACCGCGAAGTTCCACGGGTGCATCTCCAGCATGGCACGTTTGCAGATGTCCACGCGGGCATTGCAGATCACCGCCTCCTTGGTCGTGTCGGAGAGCGCGGTAATGCTGGTCGAGCCAATCTTGTATAGAGCGGCCTGGCTTACTTCAAGTTGGCTTTGTGCCATAAATCAGCAACCGAATTGTTCGCCCGCTCCATGGCCCTTCTTGAACCACGTAGTTCGGAATCACTAAAATGTTCATGTGTTAACGATAAAGTAAAAGGCGGCTTGAGTAAACATGAAAAACCCAAGCCGCCCGGAGGAGCACTTGCCGTCAGGCGGCAGGCGCGAATCAGTACGCGGACGGCAGGATAAACCAGTTCGTCCCGTTGTTGTTAATCACCGTCAACCCTTGATTGGTCAGGGAGGAATAGGTGCTGAGCACCACAACGTTAGTCGCCGTGCTGTAGGTCGCCCCGACCGTATTGGTCAGCTTGATTGTAACGTTTCCGTTGGCAATCAGCCGGTAATGACGGCGAAGCGAATTGGTTGGATTCGGAAGAACCACCACCACGTTCGTAAGCTGGTTAAGGCTTTTGAACGCAACGATGTTGTGATACGGCTGAAGCGTGTACTGCTCTTCAGCGCCGGGGTGATACAACGTGAACTCGAATCGCGGACCGTCCTGAATGTAATCAGCAACGCCAGCCAGCTTTTCAATTTCCGAAGGATACGGTTGTCGGCTCTTGTATTCCTGCGCACCAACCGTCACCGCCGCGAGTGCAAACAAACCAATTAGGATATTTTTCATAGTTGGTTGGGGCGGGAGTTACCCCGCCCCGATTACTTAGGGATAAGCAACGAGAACGTAGCCACGAAGGACTTCAGTGCCCACCGTTCCGACAGAAGTCGTGGCGGTAAGGTAAAGCTCCTTCTGGGCCTCATACATGAAACCGAGCGCAGTCGTCAACGCGAAGCCCACCTTGGTCGTGCTTTGGGTAGCAGCGGCCTTGAGGCAAACTTTCGAGTCAGACTGTGCGGATGTCACCGCAGATCCGTCCGTTCCAATGGAGCTTCCAGAGGCAACGTCGTCGATGTAGCCAAGCGCGTCCCGAGCCGCCAAACCAAGCGAGATTTGAGCGGAGTTGGACAGCGTTGCAGACGCGACGATTTCACCACTGATGATCCGTGCGCCCCTGGGGATGATTGCGAGTGCAATATCCTCACCCGTGCCTTGACTGGCAAGGGTGCAGACAAATGGAATCGCGTAGGTCTTTGAAAAAGACAGATTGGTATCCATCTTCTCGCCAGACTCGACGTAGCTTTGAAGCTCGTCCGAGTAACTGTCAATAACTGTAGCAGCCATATTCTTTTATTCCTTTCGTGGATTAAGCTTCAGAGCACAGAACTTTGATAACGCGCTCTTCCCAGAGGCGGGTAGCGCCGAACGTTGCGGTCGAATAGACCTGATAGCTGTAACGCTTGTCAGGGCGAGGATCGATCTTCACGCTCATGTTCTCAGCAACACCAAGCAGGCCCGCGCTCTTGGGGTAAACCAAGACCTGACGGTAGCTGTTGGAATCTGCCTTCGCGAGGGTCGTCCAGATGAAATTAAAACCAAGGAAGGTGTTAATTTGTCCGTCAACCAGGGCGCGAACCGTGTTGTAGTCAGCGTTCGTAACCTCAGTAGTGCGCAAGAGCGACTGCTTCTGGTTCGGGTGGCCCACAACATGAACCAGTTCACCGGGCCGGATGGCGTCGTTAGCCTCAAGGAGGTAACGGGCGCGTCGCAGCTTGGCGATGGTCAGGTTGCTGTTGGCGGCTGCGCCGGTTTCAACGTAGTCAACCGCAACCGTGGAGGACGCGATGACCGAACCGCCCGTGCCGAACGTGACGGAGGTGGAACCGGACTTGCCGGAATAGGCAGTGCCGAGCAGGCCGTCGATGATGGCGTTATCCATATCGCGACCGAGCGCCCAAGCCTGAGCCTGTGCGTAGCCGCTCTTTGGATCGATAATCATGCGGAGCTTGTCCTGATTATCAACGTACTCGTTGGTATCATAACCAACCACCTGATTGCGCCGACGAGAATGTTCAATCTCGTTGTGGGGCGTATCGCCGTGGCGGGTTGTGATCTGTTGCGAGGTTGCCTTTCCGAGACGATCCCAATAATCGTATTCGGAATTCTGCGTAACCTCCCGGACGGTACCACGAAGCATCGAACCTTCCTGCTGGAAGATGTGTTCGAGTTGCGCGTGATACGAATTAACAAATGCCGTATCTACTGTAAAACTCATAAGAACTTAAAGACCTGGCGCACAAAGCGCCTGCTTTGCTTGCGGTTCGGTAGTCCTTACGGGCCTCGCCTCGCGAACACGTTCGCTGAACGTCCACAGTTATGCGGATTCAACCGGGCCTGACGAATCAGGTAGTCCGATGGGTGGAGAATACGTTAACGTTAAAGTTTGTCAACAGAGAAAAATCCAGCTATCCGGTAAAATCGGATAACTGGATTGGGCTAGAAGCGTCGCGCTTATTGCTTCACAGGACGGCTTTCTGCGTCCCGCCTATAGGCTTTCATCCGCCATCACGACGCTTCCGAAACGGAATTCACGCATGGTAAATCCCTAAAGCAAAGGCGGACATGGGGAAAACCTTGAAACCCATGCCCGCCCGATCCGCGACAACAACTAAACCAATTGCTATGCGCGGTTACTATTACTGGGGTAGGCGACCTTTTGCAAGTAATGAAATCGCTCAACCGCATATTTATCGCCCTTGACGTATTTATCCATAAACTCCTTGTCGCCCTTGAGCTGGTTGATTTCGGCCAGCGCAGCACCAGCAGACGCGGCGATTTCGGTTGTGCCCTTGCCGGTTGCTCGGTCTTCCATCAAGCCCTGACCCGCCTTGGCCAGCATCTTGATCAACCGAGGGTCGTTACCAAGGCCAGATTCCTCAATGTAGCGGGTGAACTGGTCATCCCCGAACTTGGCCACCACAGAGCGGGCCAGCTCGATATTAGCCTGATACTTGTCGCCCCATTCCTGTTTCAGCGAAGATTCTGCCGATGTTTTTGCCGTTTGCGTGGATTGCTGGTCAGCCTCGTAGGACGACTTCACAAAGGTCAAGTCAGCCTCAATCAAAGCCCGCGCCTGCTTATCGGACAGGCCCGCCTTGTGGTAAAGCGCCTTGCGCTCGGCAATCTTCGCATCGTCCAGCTTCAAGCCCTCCGGCATTACCACTTCCGGCATGGAGTATTTGTCAGGCGCCTCGGGGCGACCGAGCTGCGAATAGAAATCGTTGTATTCCTTGTCGGTCCACTTGTCGGAGGGCTTGAGGATCTTATCCGCCCCGATCATGGACTTGGTTTCCACGTAGGACTTGGCGATGGTGGGGCCAACCTCTTCCCACGTCTTGCCTTGAAACTGGGCCAGAGACGGATTTCCCCGCAGTTCTTGAGGAAGCGTGTCCACCCATGTCGATGTTGCTGCTGGCGGTTGCTGTCCGCCCGTAACCAATGTTTCACTCATGTTTATTCCTTATCTTCTCGGTATGTTTGGTTGATGCGATTGATGACCGCATCCGTATCACCATGAATCAGGTTGAGAACTTCCAGAATGAGCCGCCTGGCTCCTTCGTTCATCATGGTCTTGTTCGGATCGCCCGGACAAAATGTGGTTCGGTTCACGCAGCCCATCTTGATAAGATGCCTGAGCACTATTTCAGAATCGCCGCCGATCTTGAAAACTGTCTGATACGCCTGTTTAAGCCGAATCAGATCGGAGATGTTTCGGATGATCATGTTTTGAGCCTGTAATAAATACGTGCATGTTTTTATTACAGAATGTTACCAGCCTTCTGCGCTTGCGCGACGTTGAGCAGAGCCTTGCTGGCAGGTTCGGCCACAGCGGCCATCTGCTGCATCTGCTCGGTTTGCTGGCGGGCGTTACGAATCTCGTCGATTTGGTCTGGCGTGCGCATGACGCGGCGGGATACGCCGCGATAATTTGCGAGGTCTTGTGCGATAACGTCCACATCCACAGCATCCATGACGTTCTGCTGAATCTGGGCGAGCGGAACCAGTTCTTGGATGTAGCGACCAATTAAAGTAGCCTTCGAGCCGACCTGCGCCCTTGCCGCCGCGCTCATATACGCAATACGCAGGGTAGCCCCCTCAAGTTGAGCGGGCGGCTTGGGCAGTCTGTTGTGTTCCCGAAGGAGATTGTAGGACCGGACGATCATGGGTCCGAGCAGCTCAGTCTGTAACCGACCCAACATGGGGGCCATCATGCGGAGTTGCTGCTCAACAAGCTCGCTGATTTCGTAAGCGGTTTGACGCTCTTTCTTGGGCATCAACTTGACCCAATCGGCATAGAAACACTGCCGGATGAAGTCGCGCTTCTGCTGAACCTTCTCCTCGCCCCAGGGGATATTGCCCCGGAACTCAAGGTATTGGGCGGGCTCAGTGCCCGGCTCACGGTACAGGATGTCGTTGGCCCCGGTGGAGATGCCGTCCGGTGGAATCAGGAACCCGTCTGACGTGAGCTGAAGCGGTGGCTCAACAGCCTTCTTGGCCGCTTTAATCATCGTGTATTCCATCCGGTTCAGCATCCGAATGTCGGGCAGGCAGTCATCCGTTGGGCCACGCCCGTATTGCTCGCCAGCAATCTTGTTCCACCGGCCTACGTGGTAAGGGAATTCAGCGTAACCAGACTCGCGAAGGACAATCTTTTTATCTTTCAGCACCCAACAGGATGCGTAAGGCATGTTTTTGTTATCCTGCTTGCCGTAGTCACGCTGTTCCCGAGGGTGAACGGCGTGGATGACATCCCAGCGACGCATCTTATCCTTGGAAAACTCTTCGCCAAGGACAGGCCCGAATTGGCCATTGACCTGATCGAAGGTCATCGGCAGACAGCGCGAGATGGAATCGATTCGCCCGTAGTAATCCTCTTCAAAGAAGCACGCCGACAGCGGGTGCGTGCGGAAATGGAGCGCAGCAGAATCTCCGTCCCAGTCCTGATAAACGATGCAGTTGCCAAAGGCCGCAATGTCCAGATACGCCTCATGCAAGGCGCTAGTCAGGCCGGTGCGGTCGCTGCAATACTGCCCGTAAATAGCGTCAGCAACCTGCTCTGACCAGGAAATAACCTGCGGGTCACGGGCCAGCTCAATATCAGGCGTGGCCTGAATCTCAAACCATCGCTCTGTGGGCGATGACATGTAGGAATGGAGCGCGGCAGAAAGTTCCTTGGCGGCCTCGCGGGCTGTGCCGTCATACACGTTATCGACGCGGCTATATCCGGCCTGCTCACGGCGGTTAAAGTCCGTCGTGGTGGGGCGCACCATGTCGCGAATGTCCTGCCAGTTGGTTTCCCAATTGGACCGCTCAGACTTCTGCGCCTCGAAACGCTGGATGACGCTTACCGCTTTAGGATCGTTCTCTTGCATTACGACATCTTGGATAGGAGCGTTGCGGGGCGCTTAGGCCCGTAGTTGACCTGAGACGGCTCAAGGCCGGATGTAAGCACAGTGGAGGCAAACCCACGCGCAGAGGCTTGGCGGGCCTTCACAGTGGCAGTAGCGCCGAATATGGCGTCCTCTGGGCGGGGCGGGGCCGGTGGCTTTGGAGCCGAGCCACCCCCGCCCCCCTTGTAACAACGCGTAGCAGCGTTAACGTTAAAGCGTTCAAAGCA